ATTAATGTATTTAATTTATATTTAAATTCATCACTTCTTAAATATATTTGACTAATTAATAAGTCAAATAATTCTTCTTTACATTCTATTTTATAATTTATAATACTAAATATTTCCTTAATCAAATCAAATGAATTATCTGAATCCATACATATTTAATATAAAATTTAATATTAATTTATACTCTATAAATAATGAATTATGAAGAAGAAATTAATAATATACTAGCATCAATAAAACCAAATGAATATAAACCATTAAATATAATAAAAGAACGAACAGAGTATATTATTAATCACATATTTAGTAATTTTATGAAATATGAAAATAATAAAGAAAATTTAAAAGAAGCATTAGAAATATTAGATGAATATGAATATATCGAAGATAATAATACAATTGAAAAAGGATATAGTGTAAGATATTTTAATATAAAGGCATTTTATGATCTTAAATTAACTAATAATGTTAAAATATTAAATATAACTAATGTATTTACTATTGGTAATGGAATGTACATAAATACTATTAAAAAAAATAACTATTTTTTTAAAAAAATAAATAAGGATACATTAGTAAAAATGAAATTAATGGAACTAATCCAAGATTAAATTGTTATTTTTTGTTTTTCTCATTTTTTTCTAACTTTTGGATATACACTACTATTTTATCATATGATTCTTTTACATTTACTATATCATAATTTTGAGCCATAAATGCCCCAAATATAGTTCCACCTAAAAAAGAAATAAAATTAGACATATAAATATATAATTTTTAAATCATGACTAACTTTAGAAATCGGTTGTCATAGACTTATTATTTTTATAATAGTTATATTGAGTTTGAAATAGTGTTGCATCAAAAGATGATTGTTCTTCATCTTCTCCATCCACTTCTACATATCCAACATCATTCATTGAGGTTGGATCATATATACTATTATGAATTATACGTGGCTGATTATTGTAATGATAAAAATCATTAACTGGTTCTTCTTGAATAATATCAGTAATTCTATTGTTTGTTTTATTAACAAAAATATACATTAATGCAACACATGGAAATATAATAATACACGAAGAAATAATTATAATAATAATTCTGTAAACTTTATTTAATGAATTATCTACAATTGTATTAGTATTATTTGTGTTAGATGTAGTCGTGGATATAGTGTTAGATGTAGTTGTGGATATAGTGTTAGATATAGTCGTGGATATAGTGTTAGATATAGTCGTGGATATAGTGTTAGATATAGTCGTGGATATAGTGCTAGATGTAGTTGTGGATATAGTGTTAGATGTAGTTGTTAATCCACACAAATTATAATTATTTAGTATAGCTGTTAATGGATCTTTAGAACATGATAAAATATTATAATGAGTATTGTTAGAAAATTCATCTAATACAAATTGATTGTCTGGATTATGTGTTCCTATTTTAATAACAACATTATTTAAGTCAGATGAATTAAATGGATATACATCTAATGCTTTATGTAAATCATTTTTATTCAATGTTTCGCCGTCTGTTAATAGTATTAAATAAATAGGTTCGCTACGATTTTCTAAGTTGTATAATTTAATAATTTTATCTAATCCATAACTAATAACAGTTGGGGCACCATATTTGAATGTATAGTATTTCATTTTTTCATATACATATGTATTATTATTACTAAATGAATAATCGTTGTATGCTCGAATATTATATTGAAATGATGCGTAATTTATATCACAATCACTTAGTTCGATAACTAAATTACTAGTAAAATTACGTATCAAATTTTGGTGACTACACTCATCATTATCAAAAATGGATGTCGATGAGTCTATTAAAAATACAACATCAGTGCTATATATAGGTATTAATAAATTTAATAATAGTAATAGTAAAAAGTTCATTATATATTCTATATTGTACTCTTTAATATATTTATTTTCTGTTATAGAAATAATGATTTATGTTATATTATTTTTGGTGTTGTATGTAATAGTTAATAATAAATTAATAAGATTTATTAAAAATGAATGTAAAAAAATAATAAATACAAATATACAAAATGGATTTAAAAACAAAACATTATTGCGAATTTTACCAACACTTAATAAATTCATGTCTTGAAACAAACAAAGAAGTATTTGGAAAAGAATGTCCACAATTTTGTACAAATTTTACTGTTCCATATAATGAAATGTGTAAAAAATAATTAATTATTATATATTCATTTTATAATGGAAAATAAATTAATACAAACTAAACAATCCTACACATATTTGAAACGACAATTTAATATATACATATACAATGATATAGAATTATATGTATCAAGTTGTTTTACATATATTGTGTTAAGTATGTATAATTTGGAGTTATATCAATTAAACATGACTTTAATATATTGTGTATATTGGTTAGGATTAGGTATATTGTCAACGATTGGATTTGGGTTTGGGTTTCATACTGGTATTTTTTTCCTTTTTCCAAGTGTAATCAATACTTACGATTTGCTAGAAAATCCATCATACACCAAAACAATGATAAAATGCCTACCTAAAATAGTTTTATGGGGTATTGGATCTGGTTTAGGGGAACTACCCCCATATTTAGTATCGAAAAATTGTGATAAAACAAAAATAGTATTCACTGACCATAAATGGCTAAAGAAAATATATGATAAATGTCATATAAAATTTTATAAATTATGTCTACAATATATAGATTTTAAAAATAGAAAGGTAATATTTGGTATAATTTTAATATTATCATCATGGCCAAATGCCACATTTGATATGTGTGGATTAATATGTGGCTATTACGATATAAAATTATCAGATTTTATATATCCAACTATAATTGGAAAAGGATTTATAAAAGCACCTTTACAATGTTTAGTAGTATTATACTTATATGTCAATGAATCTGACTATAAATTATTAACTTACTCGCCAGTTAATATTAATGTACTATTAAACATATTGTTTATAGTTATGTTGGTATATTTTACAAATAAATCTATAGTATATGTATCATCATTAGAAAAACAGCTTAATAAAATTGAATAATATTTTTATTGATTTGATATTGTAAATCAAAGATTGTAACATGACCTCTGGCTACAAACTTTACATTGTAAATAATGAAAATGTTAGTGAAAGGATAAATGGTGGTCCAGCAAACTACAACTTTACAATATCAGCATCTTATTTTACAGTTTCTGAATCAAATGGACTTTCTATTTTTCAAATGTTGAAAGATACTTACTTCAACTACATTATTAATAACCCTGATTCATACATCGAATGTTATATTATAGCAATCAAAGATACTGGTAAAAATACAGTAAATAAACAAATTATATTAGACTATATGAATAGTGGAGATATTAGTCATATTGATAATCTTAAACAAACCCATAATATTAGTGTTGTAACACAATTTCATGGAAATGCTGGAAATGGTGCTAAAAAGGATAGTCTTATTATACATAGTGATAAAAATTATAATATAATTTACGAAGATACTAATATTGTAAATGAAATGAATGATGTTAAACTATCGTTTATGGTAAATCATTTTGAAGAAAACAATCATACTATGAAATATATTAGCAATCCATGCTTTACAGTAAGCAATAATTGTTTGAATACAATCCTATCACAATAGTTAGTTCATATTTTTTCAAGTTCGATTACCCAATTATTATGTGAATTGTAATAATTCAATATTTTAACATTTTTGTCTTTTACCATATCAATTAATTCATTTTCTGAAAATAAATGATAAAATCTATTTATCTCTATATTTTGTTTAGTCTCAGAATATTTTTTTTGTAAATTCCATTTTATCATCGCATCTTTATTTGGTGACCGATGGGTATTACCTTCATAATCCCATACTTGAACCAACAATTTTCCTTTTATTTTAGTTATTCTAATTAATTCATCTAAACATTGTATTCTGCGTAAATTATCTGATAAATGATGTAAAACTGCTATACATAATGTGTAATCATATGTATTTGATTTTAATGGAATATTTACACAATTTCCAACAATTACGTTTTTATTTTTGTTTTTACATATTTCAACAAATTTTTCGCAAAAATCAACTCCAATCATATTACAATCTTCTCTATACATATTTTTACCATTCCCACACCCTATATCAGCTATATTACTACCTATTTCTATATTATCAATATACTTTTTAATATTTGGCCATACATAGGAACGTGTTTCACTAAAATGAACTGCTATAGTATTGTAAGTATTATAGACAAAATTATGTTCAAATTCATTCATTATATTATATTAGTGTGTTAGTCTTAATTAACTTTTCACCATTGTAATAAAATAAATATGGAATAGTATTTCCGGTCAATATACATGTATCAGAATCATCCCCATTTTTCTCAATCAAATGAATGTATGTCCCAGAATCAATATTGTAATTTATTTTTATTTTTTTTAACTTTATTGTGTAAATATTTATTCCATAGTAATCATTAATTTTAACTTTCAATACATCTACTATATCAGTATCTTTTATTGGATTTACTATATTATTTTTACATTGTTTGTACAATTCTATTTTTTTTATTGTTTCTTCTTTAGAATAGGTCATTGGTATCATAATTCTATATTCGTGAGAATACAGTTTTAATACCTTTACCATAGTAATTTATATAATATTATATTTAAATAATATTATATTTAATAAATAGTAACATTAATTAAAAAAAAATCAATTAATCTAAATTAGATTTCTTCAACCTCATAAATTGTTTGATATGCATCTAATGCTCCAGCTCTATATCCATAACCCTTGACTTTATATGTTTTACCCTCTCTAAGAGTAGCATAATCATTTCCTCTATTATAATCAAATTTGAACCAAAGATTTCCAATTTGATAAATATTTCCATCTGTATCTACAACATTGTAATTTGATGACCTTCGTCTATATCTAGTATATTTTTCTTGTACTGTAATAACTTTTTCAAATTTTGTAAAATGATACAAAATAACTTTATACAATAAACCTATTACAAATATGACACCAATTATTAAAATATAATATTTGATACTAATGTCATCATGATTATACGAAAATACACTCATACTATATATAATGTAAATAATTTTTTTGTTATATTTTAAAGAATTAGAATTATAAAATTGAGTTAATGAGTTAGTTATGTATAATAAATATAATGAGACCATACAAATATATAAATACAAATACACTACCTACTTGTTATGAAAGAGCAAATCCATCAAATATTATGATTGGTGATATTGTACATTATAAAAGCCGACAATCTGAAAATAATTATTGTAGAATAGACAAAATTAGTGATAATTATCTTTACGTTACTGAAGTATATTATCGTGTAATTCCATCATCTGGATATAATGTTTTTATGATAGATGAAAATTATAACAAAAATAATTATTCTCACAAAGGAACATTAAACTATAATTATAATATTCCAAATAGAAATGCTAGAGTAATTATGATAGTTGATAAACCTCAACTATGTACTCATCTAAATTAAAATTATATTAAAGAGTAATCACAATTAAACCATATTATGAATCGTTTTTTTATTTTACTATCATGTTTTTTTATTTCCACACACGCAATAAATAGTTTCAGTTCTTATCCATATAATAGTAGTGAATGTTATCAATGTATAGAAAATATAAATTATATTCATAAAAATAATATAAGTTTAAAGGAACTATACGATAATTTAGATGATTTTTGTACTTATTTTAATATATCATGCTCAAAGATGGATGCAAAAGAATACAATTTTTTGATGTCTAATTCTACACAAGTATGTGAATCATTGAACAAATGCGATACATTATCCTTAACAAATTATATCACTTCTGGAACGGAACTATCATTACCATTAAATTTACATATATTTTATTATTACAATACTATAATAGCATACAGTCTAAATATATCTGATAATGGTGATACACAATTTACTACAGAATGGAACATAAAATTAGACGAACCTTACAATGATGCTATATTTATACAAATGACGGGTGGGTCCGAATTTATAAATGGTACCCACATATATAATTGTAATGAATGTAATTATCCAAATGTTATAAATATATTGAAAATCAATACACCAAATTATATTTATTATTTAAATGCCACCAATGGTATATTATTAGATAGAATTCACGTTATTAATAACTATATACCTCGTTTGAGACAAATCACTATAACATACAATTATAACAAATCAACTCCTATAAATGACAACATAGTAAATATGTATGACCCTATATACAATGGATCATTATATGTAGTAGATTTTAACATAAAAACATTTTTCTCATCGCGTTCATGCTTTGGAAATGTACATCCATGTTATTACACTACCCTTGGAAAAATTAGTTTGGAACCAAGAAAATTCATTTTACCATCCATTCCATTAACATGCTATCAATCATTGCGCAAATATTGTCCAAATACAAATATAACACGTGAAAAATGTTTGAATTGTTTGATATCTCATAAAGATGTACTAAATGTATGTAGTGTGACACAAGAAGAATCTTGGTGTGAATTAATTTATTAATTTTTATTTAAATTTTTATTTTTTGTATTTAAAAAAAATAAAATATGTTATATTATTATATGTTAAGTTTAAAGAGATATATGTTTGGTGGAAAAAGAAAAACTAATAAAAAAAAAACTAAAACAAAGAAAATTACAACTAAAACATTAAATAACTTGTTGAGACCTTATATTTTTACAAACCCGTTAAAAACTGATATATTAACAAATTCAAAACAATTTGGACCAAAAGAATATGGAGAATTAAGTCTTAAATTATTTAATTCAAATAATGGAAAGGTTTATAAAAGGGAATCTGATAAGATTATTAAAAATGCTAAAAATGGATTAGGAAAACTTATTTTATATATGAATTTTAAATCCCATAATATATTAAATAAAGAAAAGAGAGCGAAATTATATAATATAATTTCTAAATATAATCCGGATATAATTTGTTTATCAGAAGCATTACTACCTGTTTCAATTAAGAATAATAAGTTAGCATCTGGTAAAGCAACTGTAGTTGAAATTTCAGGAATAAAAGACGATACTATATCCCAACCATATAAGGCTGCTACCGAATTTGCCATAAAAAAGAAAGCTGACTATGGGGAGGATGGAATGAATGTTAAAGGTGGTTGGAAAAGTTTTTTTATTGGAGAAGGTTATAAGTATATTGTTTTCGGAAATCCATCAGAATGTCCTTGGGGTGAAAATTGGGGAAATTGTATTATAACTAAAATGAAACCTGATGACGCTTATGTATTACAAATGAAATCTTATGGAAAAAAATCGTTTAATGAACCTGAATCAAGATGTTTGGTTTCTATAAAAATAGGGGATGAACTTATTTGTACAACACATTTAGAAAACCGTATAGCTGAATCTAGACAAAAACAAACTAAGGAAATAATTAATTTCTTAAAAAAACAAAAAAAGAATTTTAAAAAAATAACATTAGTCGCAGATTTAAATGCGGTTAATAAAGAATCGTATACTAAAGAAGAATTAAAAATATTAAAACTATTAAATTTTGGACAAATCCCGGTACCATCTGATTCGGTAGATATAATTAATAATTCAGGTCTAATAGGTTCAAAACCAATTAATACTGGACAAAAATACGAATCATTATTTCAAAAATGTGTTTCTCATTGTTACAGTACAACATATAAAAAATCATGTATGGTTTTTACCGATGCAACAGACTTTGATCATCAAGCTATATGTGTTTGGTAATTAGTTAAATTTTTATCAATAAATCACGTTACAAAATATTTTTATTTATTGAATAAGTGTAATATGTCAATTTCTAATTAATTATTTAAATAAACTTATAGATTTTTGTTTATATTTATTTATAATGTCTAATGAAATAGTCAGTTTCAAGAATTTTGTTTTAAAACATGCTTTAGTGAAATATGTACAATTAAATGTGGGTTCAATCCATAATATAAGTTGGATAAAATTATATGGTATATATCATTTATTGAAACATGTATTTGATATAGTTGTAAATTCAGGCTATTATTTTAAATATACTGTCAAAAAAATTCCATACATCAAAAATAAAATCCAGGCAAAACGAAATGAAATAATATCTGATTTAAAGACAGAATTCGATAATCAAACGAACCATATAGTAGCATACGATTATTTAAAAGATAAAGGTACAAGTTCAACAGATATTATATCATTATTCAAAAAAATGGAGAAAAGTGGTACTATAGATTATAAAAATGGATATGTATCTGGAGCAACCTATTCAAACAACAATGATTTAGACATATTACTAAATACATTATTTCCATATTTCAATAAATCGAATCCACTTCACACTAATATGTATCCGTGTGTTCGGAAAATGGAAACGGAATGTATATCTGTTATGATTCAATTATTTAATGGTGATAAAAATACGTGTGGTATTTTTACAAGTGGTGGGACTGAAAGTATATTAATGGCTTGTAAAACCTATAGGGATCATTCTAAAAAAACAACGAATATTGTAAATCCAGAAATAATAGTATCAAGTTCAGTTCATTGTGCTTTTACTAAAGCATGTAGTTACTTTAACATAAAAATGGTAGTAATCCCTTGTAGACAAGACGGATTGTATAATTTAGAACTATTAGAAGCATCTATTAACAAAAATACTATTTTAATTGTTGGTTCAACCCCAAGTTATAATCTTGGATTGATAGATCAATTAAACGAATTAAATAAAATAGCATTAAATAACAAAATACCACTACATTTAGATGCGTGTATTGGATCATTTTTGATTAATTTTAGCGATTATAATTTTGGATTTATGCTAGATGGTGTTACAAGCATTTCAGCGGATTTCCATAAATATGGCAATAGTCCAAAAGGAGCATCATCTATACTTTACAAAAATAAGGAATTGATGAAATATCAATATTTTATTGATGAAAAATGGAGCGGTGGTATTTATGCCTCGTCTGCTATGGCTGGAAGTCGTTGTGGTAATATTGTTGCACTAACATGGGCAACACTA